GTAATACGGGTATGCCAGTGCCATCAGCATCTATTCGCATATATGCTTCTGTCACAGTTACATTCTTCATTGATGGGTCTTGCTCATCTTCATCAGATGTATCCAAGCTGTATCCACGTCTTTCGTGTACTTCAGCTTCAGTCATCTCTGACCCATTATCAAAGCTGTTTAAATCTAATACAACTTCAGGGTCATACCCCATTGCGATTAAATCACCCGCACGCATTTCAGTTCTGTGAGCCACCAAATAAGCATCTTTAAGATTGCGTGCATCTCGGTTTACAAAGAACTCTTCAGGTGGAACGCTTTCTATGCATAGTTCACCACGTTCTTGTTGGCGGCTAATCTTTATGCTGTGTGATGGTGTTTCTATCTCCATGCCCATCTCATCCATTGAGATGCTCATTTCTGTAGTTTGCTCTAGCACGCTTACTTCATCATCATCTGTAAGATATGCAAGTTCATCATCATTTAAGTCTGTGAATGTGTATATTTCTGCTTCTGGGTATGTCATCCAGTACGCTTTTACGATACCTTGCTTTTTCACAAGTGCATCTTGGAATGCATCATTAATGACACGGTATCCGTTTAAACGTGTAAACTCATGGTGCATAAATTCAGTGGCTTGATCTGCCATTGCTACATCTTCTGGGCCATGCGGTACAAATTCTACTGGCTTTGCCGTACTTAGGAATATACGCATTAAGCTTGGTTTTACAGCACGTACAGTATCACGTACTTTTGTGGCTACAACTTTACTTCTGCCATCTTCATAGCCAAGGTCAACTTCACCATCATAGTATCGCTGCGCCTTAATTCTGTCTTGGCTTATTTCGCTTTCAACAAAATCTACTGCGCTGGCAATAGCGTCTTGGACAATGCCTTCGACTTCTCTACGTGATTTTGGTTTTAATTCCATTTTTGCTGTCCTTTATTCACTTGTAACTACAGGTGTAGCGCTCATCAAGCCAACTTGCGTCAACATTTCTGATAATTTTTGTATTTTTGTTTTATCTTGTAGTTTAGAAGCTTCATTTAAAAGCTGTGAAACTACTCTGTCTCTTTCAGAGCCTTGTAAAGTAAGTATTTCAGCTATTTCACGTCTAATATTTCCAGTTCCATATAAAATTTCATCCATGATTTTATTAACTGGAGCAGAAACAGCAGATCCAATTCTTTGAGAAACGCTTGGCGAAGCAAAGCTATTTGGGTCACGTAAATCACGTAAAGCCGCCGAAGCTTCATTTCTAAACCCAGTCTGTGATCCAGCTAATACATCTGAAGTTGTTTTGGAAAATTCTTTTTCAGCAAGTAATCGTTGCGTAATAGAAGCAGCATCATTTTCCCCAACAAGAAGTTTTAATTTTTCTGCATTCCAAGTTTTAGAAAATTCACCCCAAGCTGCTGAAGCGTCATTTCGAGATGTACCCATTAACGCCCCAATGTAATCTCTTGCGCCTTTTTGAAATGCAGCTTTTTCCATAGGATTCATGTTATCTAATTTGTCTTGCAAAGCGCGTGGAGATAATGCTGACATTTTACCACCAGTGAATACTTTTTCGCCATCTTCAACTGCTCTTTGTATTTGGGAAGCTTCAGAATAACCAGATCGCGCTTCTTTATAAGTGGGTAATTCGTCTAATTTGTCATCAATCTTATGTAAGAAAGGTTTTAAATTTACCGCCACACTTCCACGTTCTTTAAAAATTACATCACTTAAAGCTGATCTGACATTGTGCAATTTTTCTGCACTTACATTGCCTTCTTTACCCAAATCTTTAAGGACAGAGTTCATTTGGCTTCTTACAGACCTAGAAGCATCTTTACCATATAATACTAATGCGCTCCTTAAAGTATTAACATCAAAAGTTTTGTTACTTTGTGTGGCAGCTTCATACATTGGGCCAAGAACGCCTGACTTTAATTGTTGTTGCGTTAAAGTTTCCTCATAACCAACATTAGGTTTATCAATTTTTTGTGTCATAACGTCTTCAATGCGTTCGCCAGATTTAGACGCTCTTTCTGATATTGCTTTTGCAAGAACTTCTTGTCCTTCGCCCGGTATTGTAGCTAAACCTTTAGCTAAAGTATTTGGCCTACCCGCTACATCAGCAAGCATTGCTTCTGGGCCAAGCCCCGCTAAATATTCTTCAATGTCTTTGCCTGTATATTGAGGGCCAGATAATTGACGTGCAACTCTTGTGGATGCTCCACCGCCAAATTTATCTACACCTTTTCTTTTTATATTTTGAGCGCCCCTTGATATTGCCCCCGTTACTTGACCTGCAACTGGTGAAATTGCACCTATAGCTCCGCCAGCGACAGTTGATAAAGGGTCAACATTTGCAACTCTTTGTGAGAATCCACCTTCGCCTTCGCCAAATTGCGGTAAAGCTGTCGCCCCAGCCCCAATTCCCGATGATAGACCCATCTGACCAAGAATAGGTAATTTAGACCCAACTTTAAATGCTAAACTGCTAGGCAATACCATACTTGAAACAGACCCAGCAGTTTTCCCTTTTGCATATTCTTCTGGAGCTAAAACCTGCAATGCTTCATCATATTGACGCTGTAAGTCTCTATATTTTTGATATGCTTTTTTCGCCCCTGCGCTATCTCCTGACTTTAACAGCTCGTTAGCATAATTGTAAGCACCTCTAATTTCGTCATTAAAATTCATTGTGCCGCCAGCTAACATTCCTCCATAACTAGCTTTTGTTTCTAGGGAAGCTTGTTCTGCTGTTTTTTGATTTTTACGCGCACGATCTAATGCAGATTGTTCATTGGCGGTAATTGTGCCATTAGCCTCTAACTTTTCCAATACACGAATTGCTTCAAGTATCCTAGAGGCTTTTTCTGATGTTACTGTTTCATTCATAACTAACCTCTTATTTTATTATTTCTAAAGCATCTTCACGCGACATGCTTGAATCACCACCGATTGGGGCTTGAAAGCTTGCAAATGGGTCTGGGCGATTATTTAACTGATTAAATGCTTCAACTTTTGTTATTTCACCAGACCTAAATTTTTGCACAATAGCAGAACCCATAGCATCATATTGAGCAATGCCACGCATTGTTTCTAATATAAGCTTGTTACCACCGGGCTGAGCGACAATTCTAGGTAAGGATTGCTTAAATAAATCTAAATCAGCATCAGACATTGGGCCAGAGCCAGCAGGTCTTTGCTCTGGCACTAATGAATTTATAAGAGCTTGCGCTGCCTGTATATCACTTAAACCATCAGTCGCTATGCCAAAATTTCCAGCAATTTGTTTTAAATTTGCGGTCATACCTGTTTCAACATTACTCAAAAGATTTTCAAGTCGGTCTATTCGGGCAAGACTTCTCGTTGCTGTTGACCCAGCTTCACTAATCCCTGATAATGTCTTTGCATCAAGTTTTGCAAATTCGTCTAAGCCTTTATCTGACCCAACTGATACACTGACTCCGCCGCCGCCAACTTTAGTAGCAGTTCCATCAGGCTTCAAATTATACAAACCATCATCAATTGATGCATTTGGGAACATTGCACGTAATTGAGTAGCATCTACAACTTTACCACTTTTCTTTGGCTCAGTTAATAATGCGCTTGCGGCTTGTTGCATAGTTAAAGATCCATTCTGAACCATGTCAGCTAGGTCTTGACGGTTTCTATCTATAAGCATTTGAATAGTCTTATTCTTATTCCCAGCGGCAACACGTTGCATACCACGCTCACGAATGCCTTCACCTGCACGCATCTCTGGCATAATCAATGGATCAAGTGCGGCGGCAAAGTTTTGCATCCTACTTAATCCAGTGTTTTCGTTACGCTCTCTAGCATAATCTAGTAAGCCGCCAAACCCGCCGCGTGATTGCGATGGGTTCATTTGCTCTTGGATAATTTGTTCAGGTTTTTTTATCATGCTTTATATCCTATGCTCTTTCTTTTAGCATCCATAAATGGGCGTAAGATAATTTTAATTGCTGGCACTTTGCGAACAACTTTAGCAAATTTTTCGCCGTAGTTGCTATATGCCTTATAGAACCAATCAGGTGAATGACCGATAACCCATTCTCTAAACTGCATCCATTTAGGGTCTTGCTCGCCGTAAACTTCACGGGCAACCCAGCAAAGTTGAGCCGCAGTCTGCAAATAGCTAAATAAACCGGGGTTTTGTGATTGTACTATATCTTTAGCGCCGCCTTCTTGAGCAACACCAAGTGCAGCAAGTGGAGCATTCAACGCCGCCGCTGGCGCATTAGTGTAACCCGCATACTGTTGTTTAGCCGCATCAATGAGTGCTTGCTGTATACCTTGCTGTAGCAGACCTTGTTGAGCTTGCTGTTGCTGTATTGCTTGGCCTGTACTAAATGCTTGTTGACCCAATGCACCCATTTGAGCTGACGCGCCAAGCCTTTGTTGGTTAGCCTGTGCCGCGGCTTGTTGGTTAGCTAATTGAGCTGACATGCTTTGCGTTGCGCCAAATTGGCCTGCTTGATTTAATGCAGCTTGGTTTGCTAATGCCATTTGGTTAGAAGCGCCTGACCCAAACTGTGCCGCTTGGTTCTGTGCCGCCATGTTAGCCGCCGCAGCTTGGTTCGCCGCAGATGAGCCAAATTGAGATGCAGCTTGTCTTGCCGCCGCATTTTGTAGTGAAGCAACATTTGATGCACCTGCGCCAAATTGTGACGCCGCTTGCTGTTGCGCTGAAGCTTGAGCCGCTGCTTGGTTTGCCGCCGATGCCCCAAATTGAGCTGCTTGGTTTTGTGCCGCTGCCCTTTGTTGTGCCGCAAGGTTTTGAGCGCCTGCTCCAAATTGCGCCGCTACGTTACTTGCCGCTTGGTTTGCTAAATTTGATTGTTGTCCAAAGCCAGCAGTGGTTGTGCCGGCCGCTAAGTTTGCTTGTTGAT